AGAAACGAGGTATTGCGGGACGGCGGTGAAGCGGATCGGCGTAACGTCATCGCCCGGCTGGATTAGCATGACGGCGGTGCCGACTGCCAAATCCATCAGGAATTCGCCCATAGCCAAGTCAAAGTTGGTCTGGCGCAGGAGCGAAAACATCTTGTCGTTGTAAACGTCCAACGCGGCTTGCGCCTCAAGCTGACGATTATCGGGGATTTCGGGTCCGGGCTCTAGGCGGCACCAGCGCCCGTATGGCGGGAACAGCCCGCTCTGGATTCGATTGGCAAAGCGTTGTGTCGCGTTGATGGCTGTGGAATCGAAGACGCGGACCATCTTGTTCTGGCCGGGAGAACCGCCGCCCTCATAATAGCCGTCATACAAGTTGCGCTGCGGAAGCGCGAACTCGTAACAGTCCTCGTAAATCTGACGCCAATTATCTTTCCGACGCTGCGCCAGTTCGTGACGCTTAATGATTTCTTCGACGCTTTTCATGTTTATTCCATCAACGATTTACTGCGCTTCTTGGCGGCAGAAATTGCCTCATCTAAACTTTTAAATATATTTAAAGCCTCACCCGTAATGGGGTCTTTAAATTTATTCTTACTATAAAACCTAAGAAGAAAATCCTCGTTAGCTATTACCTGACCACCATCAAAAACAGTGGGGACGTTGATCCACCTCGACCCCTTTGACACCCGACCATCCTCATCAAAATCCAACGGTATTGTCATCGTTCTTTCTGAGTAGAGTTTGCCCGTTGGAGTTCTCCAAATAGGTCTTCCTGTTCGCGACTTCTTGCCGCTAAAAACAGGATTGATGCCATAGTCGTCTGCGCTCAAAGTTAACGCTCCTTGTTCCGCGCGCTGATCGCACGCGCCTTCGCCTTGGCGTCGGATTTTGAAGAAGCGCCCCACGCGCGCAGTGACAGGAGAAGGCGCGTGGGGCGTCCTTTCGAGTCGCGTTCCGGGCCGGGCATGGAACCCATCCGCGCCAAGAAAGAGGCTCGTCGCGGGTTGTCGCCTTTCTTCACTGGCGCTTTCAGGTTCATACCCTGTGCGCGAGCGGAAGCACGGCCCTTTGCGTTTAAACCACCAGAGGGATTCTTACCTTCTTTGCGCTGCCAAGCGGGTGTTTTAGCCACGCGCGGCCCTCATATTATCAATCAAATTTGGATATGGACGGCCAGCCTTCTTCGCGGCACGCATCGCAGAACGCTTCTGTGCAGAACTCAAAGATTTTGGCTTTCCCAAGTCCTTTGGCCTTTTCTTGTCCCAAACCTCTTTCTTCATTTCTTTGATCTATTCCTACTCATCGACATCACGATAAGATTTCTGTGAGAATTATTTTTAGGGTTTCCGTCCCTATGGTCTACATCCCTACCGTCGCCCTTCCGCACCGAACCGTTTTTCACCATCTTGCGCCGAGCGGCATTCCGCATGGCGCGGTTTTTCTTCTGCTCTGGCTTGCTGTGAAAACTATCGTATTCCCTGCGGTAGTTTCTGGTCATTATTTCTTCTTCATCATCTTCGTCTTCATGCTGACCCCAGAAATACGGCCACCATATTGCTTGGCGTACTCCTTGGCGGCAGACATGCCAGCCTTGCTATACGCAAAATGGCGGGTTTTCCCGTCTTTTGTGACAACCTTCGGCATCATCCGGCACCCAATGTTATTTGCGATTGATCCCCTTGACCGCCGCCCAACAAGGCACGCGCAGAAAATCTACGCGCCCTAGATTTTGCGGCACTTCGGCGCTGTTCAATTGTACTTAAAGAGGGTTCGTTTGCTTTAGATGAAAACCCCTTTATTGCCAATATATCTTTTTCCGGAAGGGATTCACCGGCCAACACCGCCCCGGCAGCGCGTTGTGCGCTGCGCTTAATATCATCCGGAACCGGGCGGCCATCTGAAGATGTCACCTTACTAGCGGAAGGGATTTCCGCCACAACGCGCCCCATAGCCTTTGGCATCAGACTGCCCACTACCCGGCACCCAATGTTGTTTGCGTCTCCTCTTGCTGACCGCCGCCACCCAAAAGCGAACGGGCCGAAATGCGACGCGCGCGTGATGCAGCCGCGCGACGACGCTGATCCTCAGTGCTTTGGACAGGCTTCGGCTCTGGCTCTGGGGCGGGTGGTGGTGGCGGCGGCGGAGGTGGTGCGCTAGGCCGCGAGATTACGCCACTCATTAGCCAGCCCCGAGGGTAGACTGGATACCCTCACGGGCGTCCTCACGCTCGCTCGACAGAAGAAGGCGTTGACCGCCAATCTGGCGCGCACGGCGCTGCGCCGAAAGCTGCGCCTGTTTCTGACGCTCCTCCTCCTCTAGCCTTTGCTCTTGCCGCTTTTGTGCGGCAGAAATCTCCGGGTCCGGAGGAGGTGGAGCCGGTGTGCTAATGCCGCCGCCAAATAATCCACCCATCAATAATACCTCGCGAGCATATAGTGATTTGAACCGTCAGGCCCGTAGCCCCTCAACAGCCCCTCGTGTTCAAATTTTAATGCTTTGGCCCATCGAAGTGCAAGCAAGTTGCTACTATCGACGACTATCTGCAATCTATGTAATTGCATATCAGTAGCAATGTTATCGAAGTATCGTAGCGCACCCCTTGTGAGCGATATAGGATTTCTTTCAACAATATAGCTTGTAAGTATCCAAGCCTCTGCAACGCCCTTCCATATTGGGACAGCGCCAAAGCAACACGCCACATCACCATTATACAGCGCCGTTGCAGACGTTTCACAAGACGCATAAGTCCGAAGCATGTCCTCGTAATTAGGGAACCACTCAAAATATTTGCGCTCAAATTCACGCAAATTCATCAAGTGGACATGCGCCCAGTGAAACTTAATAAGTGATACAGAGCTGTTGCTAGATATCTTCATTTGCGCTATAAATGAGATGCCTTCCTTTCGTGTACACTACCTCCGAGGCCGTTCCCTGTTGCGGCCTCGGAGTTTTTTTTATGCAAACACGTTGAAATCTGTGCTGGCGACCGCCTGCTTGTATAACGGCATTCCATTGGGGTTGCGGGTCAATGCACGATGCTCGCCGCCGCCCAACATCAGATATCCATAAGCGTCACCGACATGCGAATGCTCGTTCTTGTTTGGTGCGTCCTTAAATCTTTCGTGGCCAGCGCCAACCGCGACACGCTTAAAATGGTAGCCGCCACTCAACGACTTGCGCGTGCGAACGCAATCTTTCGACACAAGCAAACCCGGACGCCCGTCAATCAACCTGTTCATGGGCATGGCACCCGCCTCACGCCGCACCTTAAAATCATTCGATGCAGTCGGTTGGGCGCGAAGGCCAAGCGTCCGCAAATGGTCAAACGCCGTGACTTCAAAAATCTCATCACGCTTGCCGCCCGCCGGATCACCCCAGATCATCACATCGCTCTTGGGAAACTTGGTCTGAATATCCGCCATCAGATGATGGGCGAACCGTTCCAGCCCCATATCGAAGGCGACAAGCTCATGCACGATATGCCACCTGCCGTTTGACATCTTCTGTCCAAAGACAGCAGCGGGCGTCAATCCAAAATCAAGACCGATATGGACCGGCATGCCCATCTCGATATCGACATCCGCCGCCATCAAGCTATCGGTATATTCGTGCCACACGGGCTTGCCGTCCTGCACATAGACATACTGTGCGCCCGCATAACATTGAATCCAATCAAGCGTCTTACCGGCAAGCTGTTGCTCGTAATATCCAATTGGAAGGTTGTTCAGGTTTTCAGCCTTGCCGTTTAATAACCAATACCTGTCGCCGCCAAATATAGCGCCTTCATGCTCTTTGGTTCCCTCAACAACGCCACCCGGTTGCTTGTAGAACTTCCACGGATACTTGCCACGTATCGGGTTCTTTTCAGCAAGATTGGGCCACCAATGATCCGAATCCATCGGGTTCGTAGACATCCAAACACCGCGCCACGGACATCCGCCATTTCTCTTTGTCGGGTATCTACCTACACGCGAAGTCAGGCCATCGACCACAGCCTTGGGTAGTTCGCGCGCCTCATCGATAAATCCGCCGGTCAGTTCCAAACTCAGAAGTTTCCTGACATCGCGCGGCTGATCCAGCGCCAGAAATATGACCTCGCAATCAAGGCCGGGCGCGCCGTCCCTCGGAGGCAGCTTTATATGATGCGTAATAGGAGGCGACCAGCGCATCTCGCCCCACGTATTTTCCGGAAAAATTTCCTGCCACGTCTTGATCGTCGTCGTCCGTAGCTCCGGGTAGCTGTTTCGTATTACGGCAAATCTGGAATATCTGATGCCATCCTCCGGTGATGGCGGCTGCTTGACAGCACGCAGCATGACCTCGGCCAAGCAGGCATAAGTTTTCCCAGAGCCAACCGGCCCCATCAGCCCACGCACAAAGGCGTCGTCGTTTAGAAATTTCCATACTGTCGGACTCTCGCTGAAA